TTTAGTTTCCAATCTTTCAAAATAAAATTGAATCAAATTCTGCCGTCTAATCTAGTCATCAATTCAACTACGACAATATGGCTTACCAACTCGACTTCATTGTTCCTGATGCATTCTCGGCGGGACTTCTTGAAAAAAAAGTTGAAACAAAAATACCAATACTGGGAGGGCATCAATCAACTACGACTATGGCTATCGGTATCTTCGCACAACTTCCTGACGACATCCTCAAGATGGTGGAAGATTTTACATGGGAAGACAATCGTATGGATTGCATGTGTGTTGTGTGTGGTCGTATGCATACGCAATCCATACATGAGTGGCAATTTTGCGAAGACACTTGCTGTGAGTTTAAAGACGACGAGGTTGGTTATCAAGAACGTCGTGCAGAAATTCAACAGACAGTGCAAGATTTTACTAACGTCATGGAACAAATAAACGGTATGAATACGATAGAATAATTATTCACACACTTTTACACACTTTTTACACAAAAAAGGAGAAAGAAAAATTCCCAACACTTTTTTTGAAAAGGACGAAGCAGACTCTACCAGTACATTTATTATATTTTTTTATTTTTCTTAAGAGTTGTCAAATATTCAAAAAATAGTGAATTTCCCCAAAGGCTTCCTAAAAAATAAAAAAATATGGACTTTTCGAAACTTGTATCATAATTTGACCAATTTGTAAGACATTGTATATTACTGTTTTGAGCAATTCAGTAGACAATACATGAAAAACATTCTGCATTCTATTTTGAAAAAAAAGTCGAAACGAAAATCCCAATACTAGGAGGGCATCAATCAACTACGATGGCCATGCAAACTACTATCGAACTCTTCTTCAACGGCACTGGGCTTCAAGCTATGCATACTCAAGACGAATTAATCGAAATGTCTAACAAACTAATTACAAAACTTCTCAAAGACTTGCCAATGAAAGATGCAATCGATTATTGCTACCGTGAAATGGAACTAATGGAAAAAGAAATATGCGACCATGTTAAAGACGGGATGTACGACCTCAAATCTATTTCCAAAATGTGGGGGTCAAAATCTGCTACAAATTACGTCTTTTGGATGTCTTACATTATCTTTTTGGTTAAAGTCAAACGAATTCCCAACGACAACAACAACGGATGGTCTATTTTTACTACATCGGAACAGTTTCTTCGAGACTATGCGGGTGGTCGTACTACAAGTCTTGCATCTATATGGCGACCATGTACCAACTGCAACACGAAAGGATATCACAAGAAATGTTCTGGTTGCAAAAAGGTACACTACTGCAGTGCGGAATGTCAAAAGACTCACTGGAAAACTCACAAACCCGAATGCCATTGCTAATCACTAATATTCTATTTTGAAAAAAAAGTCGAAACGATAAATCCAATACTAGTAAGGCATCAACAATGGCTCACACTACTGAACAACTTATTGCTAACGAGAAACATTTTATCGGCATGATGCGAATTACGAAAATATACATTTGGATTGACGAAAAGGAAATCTATGAGTTTAAAGACAACAAGATTATTCCTGCAACTGTAAAAGGATGGTTGTCATTGCAAAGGATTGTACGCCCCTCTTTCTTCACCATATTTGTTAACCCCCCTTCTAACCCTTAATATTTGAAAAGTTGTTAATATATACTATTTTTTTACGTTTAAAGATAAACTCTTTTTTATATATATAAAATATGAGCGAACTTAAGGAATACATTTTGAGCAAAAGACCTACTCTAGGGGCTTCTTCTCTGACCACTTATGCATCCGTGTTGAAAACCTTACACAAAAACGTATTTGGTGAAGGAAAGATTATTTGGGATAATTTTCAAGATACGGAAAAGGTGTTGGTATTTTTAAACACGTTGCCACCCAATCGTGGTAAAACCATTATATCGGCGTTGGTTGTTATTACCGACCTTCCCGCTTACAAAGAGTCTTTAAACAACGCCATTACTTCTTACAATAAACAGATGGCTACCCAACTTCCTACTGAAACCCAAAAGGAAAACTGGGTTACGAAAGAAGAACTACAAAACATGTTTGATGACCTCAAGAAACAAGCTGAATGGCTGTACAAGAAGAAAACACCGTTGAATATGGACGATTTACAGAAAATTCAAAATTTTGTTATTGTTGCATTGCTGTGCGGGGTTCTTATTGAACCTCGTAGGTCAAAAGATTATACGGATTTTAAAATCAAAAACATTACTGAAAATAAGCATAATTTTATGACCAAAACCGAAATGGTTTTTAACTCTTACAAAACAGTAAATACCTACGGCACACAGAAAGTTGAAATTCCAAAACCATTAAAAAGTATTCTTACCAAATGGTGTAAAGTCAATCCTACCGATTGGCTACTATTTGATAAAAATTCAAACCCGTTGACCCCTGTAAAACTCAACCAACGATTCAACAAAATCTTTCACGGCAAAGAGGTATCCGTCAATAACTTTCGTCACACTTACCTTACAGATAAATTTACAAATTACAACAAAGACGATAAAGAGGCTGACAGAGTAGCTAAAGCCATGGGAACATCCAAAGAAGCCATTTTGGGCAATTACGTAAAAATATTAGATGCCTAAACATACTGTTCTACTACTGGTATCGTGATACCACCACCTTCCGATTCTTTAATGCGGTCAATACCACCCGAAGCTATTTCTATTTCGGTTCTTTTGGATGGGTCTTTGCTTCTAAAAAAATGTTTCAATACAAACTCATTTTTTTTGAAGTTGTTGCTTTTGTTCAAATCATCAAAACATTCCAAAAATTCACCAACATCTGCATACAAATCTCTACTGCGATGTTCACTCGTATTAATAAAATGGAGTAAGGCACAACAGTACCAACCACACGCATTCCCCATGAGCGATTGCACGTCCTTTTTATTGTACGGCAAATACTTTCCCGTGTTGTCTTTCACGAACTTCTTAACCGCCTCGCTTGGGGGCATGCCGTAACTGTCAAAAAAGATTGGTTCGATAAGACCCGTCGGGTATTTGTTGACTTGTAAACATGTCCAATGGCTTCCGTCGTTTTCTTTTCCCTCTTCGTCTTCGCTGTTTTGCAAATTAATGACATAACCCGTGTTGTACTTTAGCTTCTTTGGCAACTCATCTTTGAAAAATACACCTTCTAAAGGGAATTGCATTCGTTTAGATAAATCTTCAATTTGTATATTCGTAAGCATACATTATAAAAACATTAAATTTTAATTCATTTTCCGCCACTAAATCTTTGAAAGTTAGGCGGTAATGTATGCTGGAACTGGAAATTGGCACTGTACGGTTGCGACTGTAATGCAGGTGGTAACACACGCTGGTTAGCCAACAAATTACCGCCAATAGCTATCGAAGTATGTTCACGGTGGCCACGCCCGAACATTACCGACTTGCCTGCGAATAAGCCTTGACCTTTTTCATGCGGTAAAATGTGGTTATTACGTGCCGTTTCAATTGACATTCTGCCCATTTGTGATGTCATATGGTTAGCGTTGGCATTTCCCAATGCAGATTCCAACTGGGGTGAAAAGTTCTGGCCGACTTGGTCGCCTACTTTTCCTAAATGTTTAGCTAGGTCTTTTGCACCAACTAATGTTCGTATTGCCATACCACGTGGCCCTCCTGCATTAGATACTCTTTTCAACCCCGTGCCTACTACAGGGTTGGCACTTGTACGGGGTGTTGCCAATTTTACAGTCTTATCCACTTCAAACTGTTTAGTAGTTTTGTTGTCTTCTACTGCCTGTTGTTCTTGGTGTGCCTCTGGTGCAATCTTCATGTTGGCCATTAGTTCTTCAGGCGACAAATCGACCGTACGGGCTTTACCCCGTGAAAATGTTTTGGACATAAGGTCAAAACGGTCGGGATGCACCACAAGAATCAAACCCTCACCTTGCTGTAACCGTACAGGATGCCCTTTTCGTAACTTGGCCAACTGTTTAGCGGATGGTCGCATGACTTCAATCTGTTTCATATTTTATCCAAACAAAAAAAAATAGGATAAAATACTTAAAATTCAGATAATGCCTAAATGGCCGTTGCAATTACCTCTTTATTCTTTTTCTTGTGGTACGCCTCTCGTCGTTTCGCATTGTACGCCTCATGTTGTTCGGGTGTCCACGTCTCCTTGCGTTTCGTATACTGCTTCACATACTCTTCATGCTTTACCTCTACGGGCTTGGCATCTCGCTTTTCCTTTCGCTTCTGCAAATCCGCTTGTTTTGCATCCTCTGCCATCGCTTCACGTCGCTTTCGGTTGTACTCGGCTTTCTTTGCGTACACTTCTTTGAGTTTTTCCGCCTTTTGCTCTTCGGTCATTGGAATACGGGCAGGTGTTCCCTGTTCACGACGCTTCTTGGCAGACCATTCACGTTTACGCTTCAGTTCCTTTTCCTTCGATGTCAACACCTTTGCAATGGGTTCGGTTTGAGTAGCAATTTCCATCTTGATATGCTCGGGCTGGACTGGCTTTTTCGTTTCGACTTTTTTTTCGTTTGAAGAATGCACAACAATGGGTTCGGTTTGAGTAGCAATTTCCATCTCGATATGCTCGGGCTGGACTGGCTTTTTCGTTTCGATTTTTTTTTCTTTTTTAGTTCGCAACATACTTTACATGTTAGATTCTTTTTAAGTTGTTATTCGTCTAATTTAGACTCTTGCACCCGTGAGTGCGTCGACATCTACTGCAACACCGTATTCAATGAACACGAAAAGGTCAAGAGCGAAGTTCGACTGATTCGTACCAACAATCTGCACGGATTTGGGTACTTGCTCTTCCACGGGCAACTGGCGACCGACGTTGGTGTACCAGAAGCACTGGGACTTCCACCACCCGTTCCACCCGATGAGACCACTGGTGAGACCGTCGGTAAGGTCGCCGTTCACGGAATTGCATCCCTTTACCCAGTCATTGAAATGTTCGTAAGCTCGCTGTTCTGTATTGTAGATGGAATTTTGTCCACTTATGACGACATTGAAATTGTTGAAAAGACAGAAGGGGGATGTCGAACCTGCACCTGCCGTATCGAATGGCGACTGGTACACTGGTAACCCTGCAGGAAGACCCGAGAGCTGACCACCCTGTGCAGACGATGCACTGTAGTATGGAATTATTAGTACCGATTTGATGTTGGCGATACCGTTCGTAATTAGATTGTTAAACTGGCCTCCATTGGCGGAGATGTTCTGTACCTGATACTGGTAGTAGTCGCTGTACTTGATGGATTTGACAGGCGAGGATAGGTATGCGGATTCGAAAACAGGATTAAAAGTGTACGCTGGTACGTAGAGGTAGATGGACTTCGATAGTGGCGAATCAACTATTTGCCCAACGACTGCGGACTGCAGAGGGGAGAGGCATCGAGAACCAACACTGACCGATGCTACGTATGTGCCGTTGCCGAGTGCAGATGAACCACCCTGTCCAATTCGTGCAGTGGTAATCATGAGAGGATTGACACCGCCGACAGGAACTGACACTGAAGATAACCCAAGAACACCTGCACGGGTATTGCCTAGCGGGTTGGCAATCGATTGGCCTGTAGTGTCGGATACACGCCCAGAAACCGTGAACTGAGTTGTAGCGTTGTTGAGGAATGCAGTCATTTTGAAGAATGTACCCTTGAGGAGAGGAATCATGGCGAAGAAGTTGTGGATGTGTTTCAAGTAAATGGTTGCCATAACCGACGATACGAGGAAAGGAGTGCCACCTGCTCCAAGACTGTTCGATTTTTGCGAAATGTACGAAATCCACAAATTAGAAAGACCAGTAGAAGGGCCGTAGGTAGCGTTTGCGTTAATCGTGCTACCTGCAATAAGCTGACTGTAGAGCGTAGTAGTGGAAAGACCACCACCTGTAGTTTGACCAGTGCCTACAATGGCATCTGGGTCGAACGCCAAATAAGCAATACGACGGGCAAGGCCGTAGTTGCCGTTGTTTTTGTCGCCATACATGAATGCCGATGCTTGGCCTACCGAAAGAGTAGCTGGGATAATTGAATTGTCAAACGATGACCCCGAAGGGAATATCGAATTGTTGCAGGCACCTACGCCGTCTGGCGAACCAGTAACTGGAGTTGCAGTTGTATTGCCAACACCGTTCACCGAAAAGGTAGAAGGGTCGTCAGGATAAAACCCAATGGTTGAACCCTGCGTAAGTACATCGTTGAATGAGAGACTCGTAAGGAGTCTAAACGAGTTGACCATGTTAATGAACGGTGTCTGTTGGATAATTGTGGTTCCGTTCATGTCAAGGGTAAAAGAGTGGATGATTGTTCCGAACCACGATTTAAGACCCATGACTTGGTCGCACGATGTACCCATTGTGTACACACCTGCACCGCCTGTGGCAGGGTTAGATGCACCAACAACTCCTGCAACAGGGACAACAGTACCAGCGGGAAGCATACCACTCGGGGTAATACCTGCTGGGGGGGTAACAGTCTGGGCCACATACGCCGAACCCGTGAGAACCAGTGTCATTGGGAGGGCCAAATAGCCTTCACGGTAATTCATGAACTTGTTACTGTTCGAAAGTTGAGAAGTGTCTATAATAGTCTGGTTCGCACTATAGTTCTGGTTCATGTTATCGAGTATGGACAACCAGTCCTTACGGATGAACACTTGGGGACTGCCCTCGATTTCCTGACTCAAATCAAATACCAACTTGTCTGCGGAACTCATATTTTACCATTATAAAAAAAAATCGTAAAATATACTTTAAATCGGGATTCT